GCTACGTCAGTTCTACCATCCACCTCCAATCGGAGGTGGGGCATTGGCACACAAGTGGTCGTTTCTGGAGCCAACTACTACGCTTACAACGGTGGCTGCTACGTCTGACTACACACTTCCTGCCAGCTTTGGGGGGATGACTGGGCCGTTGACATATGCTGCTGCTGACAATCGGTGGTATCCAATTGAGATAACTAGCGAGCATCGTATCCGAATGCTTCGTCAGCGAGACTTTAATGTGCTCAATACGTTCCCGTTGTCTGCTGCCGTAAGGGCCAGGACAAGTGATGGAAGCGATGGCCAACGGTTTGAAATCCTGCTTTGGCCGACACCCGACAAGGCTTATACATTGTCTTATCGGTATCATGCACTTCAGATCAAGCTCTCGGCTTCCAATCCTTATCCGTTGGGTGGGGAACCTCATGCGGAGACGATACTTGAAAGCTGCTTGGCGATTGCTGAACAAAGGCTTGAGAATAAGTCTGGTGTTCACAGCCAGAAGTTCCACGAGCGGTTAGCTGCTTCGGTATCGCACGATCGTCAGCAATTTACGCCAGATCGAATGGGTTACAACTCCGATAAGTCGGACGGCTCTGCACCGGCAGAGGGTGAGTTTCGTCGATTCTTTGGAACCGATGTGGACTACGAAGGCACTGTTTTTTACGATACGAATCCATAAGGTGAATTATGAGTACAAGTTTTGCTAATGACTTAGTTGAATCGGTAACGATTTGCAACGGCTCTGGTAACATCGGTGATGCTACGGCAATTGATTTCCGTGGTTTTCGCTATGGGTATATTTACATGCCTAGTAGCACTAGTGTCGGAACAATTACTTGGTATTCGTCAGAGGACCTTGATGGGACATACGATGTTTGTCATACAGGCAGTGGCAACATTACCTCAACGGTAGCGGCCTCCCGGTCGGTACCCATGCCTACGAACCTTGTCGGTGCTCGTTTCCTGAAAGCAGTTGGGGATGCCGCCGGTACATGTAAACTTTCACTTCAATCTTAGGGAGAACTCGATGTCGCATAATGTTTTACAAGACATTGCCAAAAGTACGGAATTAGAATTGCTTGATCCAGGCAATGCCGGAACGATCAATTTGGATCGGTCTCTGGGTGTCTGCTCAGTCGTTACAGCCGCTTCGGAAACTCGCAAAATTGGTAGCCCCCAACGTACTGGGATCATCATTACTGTCTGTCTGAAGACTGATGGCGGCGATCTGGCTATCACTGGTGCCGGTGGGGAGATCCTCAACTCTGGTAGTGGTACTGAAACGACCGCTACTATGGCGGATGCCGGTGATGTGCTGACGCTGATCAGTGTCGATAAGGGTTCCAACGTCGTGTGGGCAATTCTCGCAAATCATGGAGCAACGCTCTCCTAATGCCAAGGCGGAAGACAAGGTTCGATATGCCTTGGCCCGTTAATGGTTTAGTTGATGCAGTTGCGTATGAGAACCAGCCTCGTGGGTCGAGCGTAGACTTACAGAATGTTCGGGCATTTGATCCTGCTACGGGCCGCAGTCGGGGTGCGCAGCGAGCTGGACTTGCCAAGTATGTCGATGCTCGTACTGCTGATGGACAGATCCAAGAGATGGGTCATGTGGTGGCCAGGGCCGTGGCGACTGGGCAGACGGCTCTGACGCAACGAACGATTATCAACTATACCGTGACGAATGGGACTGTTGCCAAATTCACCTCCAGTGCGTTTACGACGGCCACCAACGGCAGTGGTGCTTTGAGCACCACTGCCCCGGTTGTCTTTAGTACCCAGTTGGATGGGGTGGTCTACTTTGCCGATGGGGCCAACGAGAAGAAGTGGACTGCTTCCACAAATACGGTTGCAACTTGGTCGGCATCACCAGGAACACTGCCTGCTAGTGGTAGTGATCGGCCACGGTTAATCGAGACTTGGCGTGGTCGTATCGTGATGAGTGGTCTGAAGGGGGACGAGCATAACTGGTTCATGAGTGAAATGCGGGATGCTAACGACTGGGACTACTCTCCTAGTACGGCAAACGCCACTCAGGCGGTTGCCGGTAATCAGCAGGAAGCTGGTAAGAACCCCGATATTATCAACGGAATGATACCGTTCTCTGACGACATCTTGGTATTTCTCGGGGATCACAGTATCTACCAGATGACTGGGGATCCGGCGGAGAGTGGTCGTATTGATGCTATTAGTACGTCAATCGGTGGTGCCTGGGGTCGAGCATGGTGTATTGCTCCAGATGGCAGTGCCTACTTCTTTGGTAGCCGGGGTGGCGTCTATCGTCTGGTTCCGGGGAGTAAGCCTCAGAGCGTCACACAGGGGTCGATAGAAGAACGTCTGGCTGATGTTAACTTGGATACTAGCTTGGTCAGGATGGCATGGAACGATCGAGAGAAGGGTGTCAACGTGTTTGTCACGGATCTCGGTGGTGGTGCCAGTACTCATTACTTCTACGACACGAGGAACAACAGTTGGTGGCTGGACAAGTTTGCCACTAATGATCACAACCCCACATGTGTGCATGTCTTTGATGGCGATGCAGTAGCAGATCGAGCTATACTGGTTGGCGGTCAGGATGGTTACATCCGCAAGTTTGATCACGATACTCCGGCTTCAAATGACGATGCGACAGCAATTGATGCTTATGCGTATCTTGGACCGATTCAACTACAGAATCGCCCCAAGTTGATGTTGACTGAAATGAAGGGTTCTGTGGGAACCGGGAGCAATCCTGTTACCTGGGACTTGTATGCGGCAGAGACGGCTGAAGCGGCCAAGGCTGGTTCGAGTAAGGCCAACGGTACGTTTGCTGCTGGTCGTAACCGGAGTGATCGGGCTCGGGTTATTGGGCATGACATTTTCATAAGGGTCAGGAACAACACCTCCGGCCAGAAGTTCTCCATGGAGTTTCTGGGGATTGAGGTGGATAGTTTCGATGGACCAAGGACACGACAATGGTAAATCCTCCGAGGATACCCAGAGGCTCTGTGCGAGAGAGAAGGCTTGCGCAGTTTGTCACGAGTCCTAAGATTGTGCTGGAGAAGTTTACACAAACTCCCGATACTCGCCCGGAGGGTTCTGATGTCGGTCGTGTCATCTACACGACCGACACGAACGAGGTCCAGGTTTTCAATGGCTCCAATTGGGTAGGGCTATAGAACGATGACTACACCTTACTGGTTTAATACGCTTGCCACATCGGAGGGTTTCGATCCGAATACGGAGTGGCTAGGCGACACGACTGCTACCACTGGTGGTGCTGGTGAGTACCTCAACTACGGTGGCGGTATGGATATGGGAGCTGCTCCGGGTGCTGCTGGAGCATCTGGATCTAGTGCTCTGAAGCAATTGGCTTCTCGGACGCTACCGGGGAGTTTTGGAGTACAGCGTTTCATGGGAAGGGGAATAGGTGCCGAGAGAGTCCCAGGACCTTTTGTACAGTCTCCTCCAAGAGCAAATGTGGGGTTAGGTTCCGGTGAAGAGACCGGGGTTCCTGCTCCGTTGAATCAGGCGGCAACACTTCGGCCTGTTACCACCCCGACCGGGGCCGAGCGGCCTGCTGGTCCTGTCGTTAAAAACAATTATCCAAGTCTTAACGGGCTCGTGAATAGAGCCCAGGGAGTTTATTATGGCTAGTCCAAGAGGACCTAATAATCCAGCACGACCAACGGGAAATACAAGATCGGGGTATTTGCGAGATCCCTCTGAGTCTTTTAACGACAGACTCATGCGGGCCAATATGGGATTGAGTGACAGAACACCGCAATACAGTGGTATGTCAACTCCTGGTGCTGGTGGTGCGGCAGCGGCGTATGCGCAGAGGGGAAGGGAACGCGAGGCGCGTGAGGCGGTTGAGGCTGCTGGACGTAGGCCCGACCAAAGCACTTCACCTGCTCTTGCTGGTTTGATGCAGAACAGTGCTGGCCCAGCGGCGACCTTGGGTGGCGGTCAAGGCTTCCCGCAAGACTTCCCCGGTGGTATGGATGAAGGGATGAATGGTGGGATGATGGCGGGTATGGATGAAGGGATGATGGCAGGTATGGATGAAGGGATGATGGCAGGTATGGATGAAGGGATGATGAATGGAGGCATGAATG